AAGTAGAAAAATTTAAAAATATATTTAGTGGTTTAGACCGTGCACATGGAGAGTATCGTTATACTGATGTGAAAGCTAATGGAAAAAAAGATGGTAAAATGTTCACGAAACACGAACCACCAACTCTTCATATGTATGAAAATCATTTGGAAGGTAAAGAACCTGCTCTTGGTATTGTACCAATTCGTGACGATGCAACATCTTCATGGGGATGTATTGATGTAGACGAATACCCTTTGGATCATAAAAAAATATTATCAAAAATAAGAGAATATAATTTACCATTAATAATGTGCTCATCAAAATCTTTTGGTGCACATATTTTTCTTTTTTCAAAAAAACCTCAATCTGCTGCTTTGTTTCAACAAAAACTTAGGGAGATAGCTTCTTACCTTGGGCATGCAAAAGCAGAAATATTTCCTAAACAAACACAACTTGCCAATGAAAGAGACACAGGTTCATGGTTGAATTTACCTTATCATGGTGAAACCCGGTACGCGTATCTCGATAATGGTGAGGGAGCTACTCTCGAAGAATTCTTTGAACTATATGATAAATATGTTTGTGACGATATCAGTAAGATAGCAATACAGGTTAAACAAGAAGTCATACCTGATGGACCACCATGTTTACAAATATTAACGACCCAAGGATTTCCAGAAGGTACACGCAATAATGGGTTATTTAGCATAGGAATTTTTTATAGAAAATCTAATCCCGATAATTGGGAGGCACTGATGGAAAAATATAACCTGGATTATATGGATCCGCCTTTAGATGCAGGGGAAATTATTACCTTACAAAAACAAGTAAGGTCAAATAAAACAGATGGTTCTCCTAAGTATTCTTATCGTTGTAATGATCGACCAATTTCTTCTGTGTGTCAAAAAGCTTTATGTAAACTTAGAAAACATGGCATAGGTCAATCTGATTTTGATCATCCAGAATATAGTGACTTGTCTGTTTTAGGTGATGAGTTATGGTTTTTAAATGTAGGAGATAGAAGAATAGAAATAGATGATATTGATGTTTTGTATAGCCATAGATTAATTAGAAAAACTGTTGGTAAACAATTATTAAAATTTGTCCCTTCAATGAAAGATAAAGATTGGGATGAAATTCTTTCTATATTGTTTGAAAAAATTAGACAAGAAGAAGCTCCTTCTGATGCATCGAAAGTTGGTGAGTTTAATGATTATCTAAAAGAATTTTGCACAGGTAGAGGTGAGGCTTATTCTATAGATGAGTTAGACATGCAAAAAGCATTTACAGATAATGAGAAAACAAAAGAGTTTACAATTAATGAAGAAAAAATTGAAGCTAATCCAACTTATTTTAGATTAGTAGATCTATCAAAATGGTTAGAAAATAGTAAGAATTTTAAAGTAAAAAGAATTTGGGTTGTTCAAAGATTAAAAGATTTAGGCGGGTTGAATATTACAGTTTCTGTTAGAAAAATACAAACAAGAGTATGGATGTTACCTGCTTTTGAAAAATCTACAGAAGAAATCGATCTTCCTTCAGTACTTACTGAGAAAGAGGTATCAAGAGAAGATCAAGTATTGGGAGGTAAGAATGAAAAAGAGGAGATTCCGTTTTGATAAAAATTATTTTAGGTCCACCGGGAACAGGAAAAACAACGACATTACTAAATATTTGTCAGCAAAAAAAAGAAAGTGGGATAGCTTGGGACAAGATAGGTTTTTTCTCTTTTTCCAAAAAAGCTGCTTACGAAGCCAGAGACAGAGCCAGAGAAAAGTTCCAAGCTAGTAAAGATGATTTAGTTCATTTTCGTACGTTACATAGTTTTGCTTTAAGCCATCTTCCACAAGATGAAAGTAAGTTAATGAAATCAAAACATTGGAAAGAACTTTCTCAAAAAATTGGTTTTAATTTAGTTTTTGATAATAACGATCAATCTATTTATACAAATACAAATTATCGTTATGCTAATTTAATTAATTTAGCTCGTTTAAAAGATATTTCTCTTAAAAAAGCATTTGATTTTTATAATGATGAGCAATCAATAAAGTGGGAGAGATTGGATTATATTGATAGATCAATAAAAGAATATAAAAAAAATAATGATGTGTTTGATTTTACTGACATGATTGTTGATTACACAAATGACACATTTTCAACACACTTTGATGTGCTCTTTATTGATGAAGCACAAGACATGCCACGTATTCAATACAACATGGTTGATAAACTTATTAAAACAAGCAAAGAAGTTTACATTGCCGGGGATGATGATCAAGCTATTTTTAGGTGGTCTGGTGCAGATATCGATAAATTTATTAATTTAAAAGGTGATGTTACTGTTTTAAATAAATCTTATAGATGTCCAAAAAGAATTTATAAATTAGCAAATTTTATTATTAGTCACATAAGAAAAAGAAGACCTAAGATTTGGGAACCTAAAGAAGAAGAGGGTAAAATTTATAGAGTTGCAGCTCTTAAACACATAAATATATCTAAAGGTAATTGGTTAATTTTAGGAAGAACGAAAAAAATTAGAAATGAAATTATAGAAGATACACTTAAAGATTTAGGTTATTGGTATGGAAGAGGAGAACATAGACCCGTATCACGAACCATAATTGATGCTATAGATATTTGGGAAAAATTACAACAAGGTGAATTAATAAGTTTAAAACAAACATCAACACTATATTCAAAAATTAAATCTGAGAAAAAGAAAAATGGTATTGGTATCAAAAGAGGAGGCAAATCTTTTAAAGGTTTAAATGAAGATTCTTTATTAAGTCTTGATGACCTTAAAAAAAATCATGGACTGTTATCTGATGGTAATTGGTATGATGTTTTAGATAACATAGATGCTTATGAGATTGTTTATTTAAGAAGACTTAAAGATCTTGGTGAAGATTTTAGTAAAGAACCAAGAATAAGAGTATCAACAATTCATCAAGCTAAAGGTGGAGAGTGTGATAATGTAGTTGTTCTTTTAGATTTAGGTAAATTAGTTTATAAGTCTTACACAAAAGATCCCGATGATGAACACCGGGTATTTTATGTAGCTGTTACAAGAGCAAAACAAAATTTGTATATTGTAGAGGCTCAGAAACAAGAAGGTTATAGAATGTATGGTGATGAAAGATGATATCTAAAGAAATATTACAAGAGGCATCAGATCTCATAGGCGGAGAAAGGAATAAAGATTACGGAGATAAACTTAAAAATCATCAGCGCATAGCTGATTTATGGTCTATTTTTCTAGAAATAAAAATAGAACCAGAGCAAGTTGCTATCATGATGGGTTTAGTAAAAATAGCTAGAATTATGCATTCCTCTAAAAAAGATAGCTTTGTTGATTTAGCTGCATATGCAAGCATAGCTGGTGAAATAGTTCAACGAAAGGGTAAAAATGGCTAATGTTACAGAAACAAATTTTTTTCAACCAAAACCAGAATGGATTCCTCCACATGAATTACCTAACATTTTTGATGCAAAAGTTATTGCTTTTGATTTAGAAACTTATGATCCAGAATTAAAAAACAGTGGTCCAGGTTGGACAACAAAACAAGGGCATATAATAGGCATTGCTGTGGCTGTTGATGGATGGAAAGGTTATTATCCCATAAGACACGAAAATGGTTTTAATTGGGATAGAAGAAGAGTCATTAATTGGTTTACAAAATTAATGAAAACAGATGCTATAAAAGTAGCTCACAATGCTCTTTATGATTTAGGATGGCTTCATGCAGAAGGTATTGAAGTAAATGGGCCAATAGTAGACACAATGATAATGGCTCCTATAATAAATGAAAATAAATTTTCTTATGCTTTAAATGCTGTAGGAAAAGATATGTTGAATGAATGGAAAGATGAAAACATATTAAAGCAAGCTGCTACTGAGTTTGGCGTAAATCCAAAAAGTGAAATGTATAAACTACCAGCTATTTTTGTTGGCTCATACGCTGAACAAGATGCTGACTTAACATTAAGATTATATCATCACATGATACCTATAATTGAAAAAGAAAGTCTTAAAGATGTCTATAATTTAGAAATGAGTTTGTTGCCCATAATATTTAATATGATTAAAAAAGGAGTAAAGGTTGATGTTCAAAAAGCACAAAGTTATAAAAAAAGTTTTAAGGATACAGAAAAGAAGATATTGGATAGTGTATTGGCAGACACGGGTATTGCAGTTGATGTTTGGGCTGCAGCAAGTGTGGCGAAAGTTTTTGATAAACTCAAAATAAAATATCCAAGAACAGAGAAAACTAATTCACCTAGTTTTACAAAAGATTTTTTACTTAATCATTCTCATCCAATTGCTAAAAAAATACAGAGTGCTAGAGAATATAATAAAGTTCAATCAACATTTTTAGATACAATTTTAAAACATGGTAAGACAGGACGCATTCATGCAAGTATTCATCAAATGCGTGATGGAGAATCAGGTACTTTAACAGGTCGTTTAAGTTATTCTAATCCAAATTTACAACAACTACCTTCCCGTAATAAAGAAATTAAGAGAAAAATAAGAGGTTTATTTTTACCAGAAGAGGGTGAGACATGGGGATCTTTTGACTATAGTCAACAAGAACCACGGATCGCGTCACACTATGCATTTGCTCTTGGATGTGAAGGATCTGAAAAAATTGTAGAAGAATATACAAAAAATCCTAAAGCAGATTTTCACAATATAGTAGCAGAAATAGCTAAGATCGAAAGGGATCAAGCCAAAACTATTAACTTAGGATTGTTTTATGGAATGGGTGTTAATAAACTTTCTAATGAACTGCAAGTAGATGTTGATGTTGCAAGGGAGATCTTAAAGGAGTACAATAATAAAGTACCTTTCGTTAAAGATTTAGCGACAACGGTAACAAATTACGCCAACAGTGAAGGTTATGTCACAACACTCAAGGGAAGAAAATGTAGATTTGAATTGTGGGAACCAACCACCTTTGGCGTATTTAAAGCACTCCCAAAAGAGCAAGCAAAATTAAAATATGGAAAGCATCATCATTTAAAACCTGCAGGAACATACAAAGCCTTAAACAGATTAATACAAGGTTCTGCTGCTGATCAAACAAAACAAGCAATGATAGAATTACACAAAGAAGGTTTGACTCCTTTAATACAAATTCATGATGAGCTCACTTTAAGCTTTGACGGCTCTGAAGAAACAAAAAATAAAATTATCTCAATAATGGAAAATGCTGTAAAATTAACAGTTCCAAGTAAAGTTGATTGCGATGTAGGAAAATCGTGGGGAGATGCTGTTTAAAAATTTTCTTGACTTTAATATTATATAATATAATATAGTATAATATTTAAAAGAAAGGAAAATAATGAAATATAAATTTCACGATGGAGGAAGATCAAATACTCCATTTCAAAAAAAATCTAACTTAGGGGATTGCGTTATAAGAGCATGTACTCTAGCTACAAAATTACCTTATCAAAAAGTTTGGGAAGATTTATGTGAACTATCTAAGACTACAGGTATGTTTCCTAATCATCGTCAAACCTATGAAATATTTTTAGCTGAACATGGGTGGATAAAACAAAAAACTCCTAGAGATAAAAATAAAAGAACTATCTCAATTCGTAATTGGGAATTTAATAAATCTGCTCTTGTAGCTGTATCTCGTCATTTAGTTTTTGTAGATAAACAAACAGTATTTGACACTTGGGATTGTAGAACAAGAAAGATACAACATTACTTTATCTCAACATCACAATTAATGGGAGCTTAGTTATGGAAAATAAATATAAAAATTTATTAAAAAAAGAAACAGATAGGTTAATTGAATTAGAAAGCAGAGATATTAAACCTAATCAAAAAATAAAAGTTTCTTATAATATGACTAAACTTGGATTAATGATTAATGTAAGAAAGGTGAAGAAATGAAAAAAACTTTACATGAAAGATTAATTTTAAGATCAATTCAATTAGATAAGGTCGCGTTACGCGACCCTATGAGCCCTAAACAATTAAGAGATAGAATAAATTGGGAAAGAGTTAAAAAGATTTTAAATAAAAGATATGAAAATAAAGATTAGTTTTTTAATGCTCTTTCAAGCAATATCTCTAATTTTATTACTCGCTCTTTTATTTCTGGTATGTCTTGTAATATTATTGCTTCTAGTTGGGTTTGTTTTGACTCGACTGCTTGTAATCTTGTTGACATCATTCCATAAGTTGCCCCGGCAGCTACGAGTATTAAGCCGAACCAAATAATGTTTTTAAGACTATTTTCCATTAGATTAACTTATTAAAGAATAATCCTGCTGTTGGATTATCTCCCCCCACATCACTTATTTCCCCGGTCAGCGTTCCACCAAAGAGTGGTTGCGAATAAGAAACACCTCTATTTTTTAAATCTAAATCTATTCCTTTACCATCATCTAAAATTTCTCGATACTCATTAACTTGATCTACAATAGGTGCAATATTAGGTTGAAAATTACCAAACAAATTAGCTGTTTGAATTTCTTTAGGAAGAACTTGGTTAATCCCTGTATTTTGTGCATTTATCATTGGTGGAAAAGCTTGTTGTGTTGGCACAATATCTCTTAATAATTGATTAGCTTTCATAAAATCACCTGATGTAAGTTGATTTGTGTCTTTTAATTTTTCAAAAGTTTGTGCAAAATTAGGTGGTAACACATTAGTTGGATTATTTAATGTATTATAAAAAGTAAAAGTATCTTGAGCATTTTGTAATTTAGTATTTTTATAAGAAGTTTTTTCATCTTTTATTGCTTCAATGTTAGTTTCAGATGTATCCTCTTCACTAATTGGCCCTACTTGTAATCTTCTTTGTATTTCATCAGGATATCCTTCAATGTTTAAATTATCATAATCATAACTACTTGATGCTTTTGGATAAGGGTCTTCAAACTTAGGGTTAATAACATTAGCTATTTTATCTTTTAATGTACCAACACCAGTGCTTACTGTATCTTTTATTCTTCCTCCAATACTTGATATTATCTTTCCTCCAAGAGTATTTTTAACAAAGTTTGCAGGAGCATTCATTGCAAAGTTTGTAAGAGGAAATTTTCGTGCATAAGCTGCCTCCATAGCAGGGGAAGAAGTTCTTAATCTATTCATTTGTCTTGAATATTCGGGTCTTTCATCTGTATAAAAAGAAAGCATTGATTTTGCAGCTTCGTTTAATCTTTTACCTCCAGTTTTTTCTAGCTGTCTTCTAACAAAATCTGCATTTTTTTTGGGCATATCTTGCAAAATAGAATTAACACTTGCAGATTGATCTTTTAAATTTTGATTTCTATCAATAAAATTATCAAGTCTAGCATCACTAGCAGCTTCATTACCTGCTTGAGATAAACCTACAATTCTACTGCGTTGAGTTTGTGAACCTTTATAGGCCATTACACCACCATCTGTTTAGGTTTTTTTCTTTGTGTCATTAAAGAGGCTATTCCTCCTTGATTAGCAAACAAAGGCATACCAAATGATTCTAATTTTTGTTGAGTTTCTGGATTTATACTAGAACCTGCAGGACCCGGTGTTGACTGTGTTGTTGGTGCTGAAGCATCAAGTGTTACTGGGGAATCAATAACATTAGCCATAATATCAGAATTTGGTTCAGGTATTTCTATAGAAGGCAGTGTTGAAGCATCATCTATGTTTATATCAATTAAATTTTCTGAAGAAGTTTCTTCGTTAATTTGATTAATAAGAGCCTCAGTATTATTTTTTTTCTTATTTTCTTCTGCGTTTGGTAGTGTTTCTGGAGGAGTTAACATAAACTCTAACCCCTCTAAATCTTCTAATTTTAATAGACCTTGATCTACAGCATTTGTTGCTACATTTTTTGCATTTCCTTCACTAAAAAATGATTCTTTTACACCTACTTCAAGCATATTTAACAAACTACGTGATATTAATCCTTTTGCTTTACCTTCTCCTGAAGAACTAGCTAATTTTAAATTCATTAAATTATGAACAAATTTTGGATTACTGAAAGCTTTTGCTATAGCATAAGGTCCGCCTAAAATAAAACCAGATAAAGCAAGGTCATACTGAGTATTTCCTGTTGGAGAACCAAGTGCAATACCTAATGCTGCTACTCCTTGTAATGCACTAAATTGACCACTTTGAAGAAATAATGTTCCTCCTCCAGTATCAATACCTTTTTCTTGTGCTTTAGCTAAACCTCTTAAATATTTTCTAAAATTAAGCATGGCTTTAGGATTTTTTGAAATAGCATTATTCATGAAAAGAGGTTCCATAATATCTTTTCCTTTACCTCTAAATCCATCTAGAGCACCTAAAACTCCTTTAGCATTAACTGCTCCTGTAACTGCATCGACATTGGTTGATAGAACATCAGTTAAAAAAGAACCTTGAATTTTTTGTGTCATAAGTTCAGCAGCTTCTTTAGTAATAACTTTATTTGCTATACCATCTTGTAATAAATTAAAAAAAGCTTCTACTCTTGCAGGTTTGCCTGCAGTAATAAAATTACTAGCAATAGCACTAGTCATATCTAATCCTTTTTTAGTGAATGCTTTTGATTCGCCAACTAAAAGACCAGTGATAAAATCCATGTTAAATGTTTCAAAACCTTTATTATACAAGCCATTTGCTTCAGCATATAGTTTTTGAATATTATCTAATTCTTTTTTTGAATATTTTTTTGCACCTTCTTTATTAAGAATTTTTGATAAAGTATTTATTGACTTGTCCATACTAGTTTGAGTAGCATCCATTAATGCACCAGCTATATTTTTAAATTTTGGACTGCCTGCTATACCAGTTTTAAAAAGCCCTGTTTCTGATAAGAAATAAGATCTCATATTATTAGCAGTTTCTATATCAACTTTACCATTACCTCCTTCAAACTGTTTAAGATAAGTTCTGAGAGCATTAATATTTGGATCATTAGGATCGACAGGTCTTCCTCCTACTCCTTTTCCATACAAAGTTTTTATTTGATTGTTTAATACTTTTGTTAAACCAGATATATCTATAACTTTAGCATTTCTTCCAACTAATTTAGAAATTTCTTTTGCAACATTTGCATATGCACCATTAATAGCTTCATCATAAAAATCTTGTCCTTTTAATAAAAAGTTTTTCATTAAGTCATCAACATTTTCTTGACTAGCTCTTTTCATAAATACTGAAACCATGTTAGCTGTAACATTGTCTCCTGAGCCTTCACTAAATTCTCTTGCTAAAAATTTACCCATTTCATTTTGAATAACTTCAACACTTTTAAGTCCTTGTTTTTGCATAGCGCCACCACCAAAAATTGATAGTTTAGCAATTTGTTCCAACATATCTATTGTTCTTGATGTAGATAATCTTGCTGGTGTTACCGTTGATCCTCCAGCTTCAGCTATTTGTAAAGCTATTCTTGAAGCATCTTCAATATTCTCTCCCTCTTTTCCTCTAAATATTCTTCTTAAATAAGGAAAGACTCTACCTATAAACTGAAATGCACCCTCTCCAGCAGCTTCTCTTAATCCATAACCAAGTGCCTCTTTATATGAATCTGAGAATGGGGCTGAACCCCCGGTGCCACCCATAAATGCTGCAATTGTTTTTGCATACCTAGGATATTTTTGAACAAATGCTGCAATCCTTGCGGGTAAAGTTGCTTGTCCATATACTGGTAAAAATGTAGGTAATACAATACCTCCCGTGATAGCACCTATTTCTTTTTGAACATTTTTTTTTGTAAAAAAATTTCCTGCTTTTTCGGCACTAAGATGAAGTTTAGCATAATCCATATCAGTTGCTTGAGTTTGATTTGGAGACAATATTGTTAATGCACCATATATCGTCTTTAGATTATCAAATTCTTCTTGAGTTATTGGTTGCATTGGATCTGGAATTCGCCCTTCTTTTCTTTCAGAATCAACAGCAGCTTGCGTGTCTTCATCTAATAAACCAAATCTTTCAAAGTTTAATAATCTTTGTATATCTTTACTTTGATCAGCTAAATCATCTAAAGTGCTAAAGTACTCTTTTCCTGCAACATCAGCCATATTAACTTCCTTTTCCGTGTAACTTTATTTGTTCTATAAGAGACTCAAAGTTTGTTGTTTCATCACCTCCATACAACATATTTTCAGGTGAAACTTCTCCTAAACCTAAATTCATATTGTCTTGGAATTTTTTGATTGTCTGTGCATTAGAAAGCTGTGTTAATAGATCAATATTTACATCTATATAAGGTATTGCATTCTCTATCATATCATCACCAAATAAATTACCTGCAATTCTTGATTGTGTTTGCCATTCAGCATCATAATTTTTTAATCGTTGAACATACATTTTAGCTGCTATTTGAAGGAAGTCTGCTTTAGTATCTCCAGATAATCTTCTACCTTCACCTCTAGTTAAATTGTTATAATTTTTCCAAATAAATTCTGGGACACCACCTGCAGTTTCTGCTGTTGCAAATTCTCCTTCACGAACAACAGAGTTAGGATCAAGCATTTTCATAAATTGATAAACAAAGGATATATCACCTGCACCTGTATCGGCAGTAGCGGATACAAGAAGTTCGCCCATTTTATCTTGACTCTCTACTGTTGTTTTAACAATAGCAGAATCATACCATTTGTTTTTGTAGTCAACGACAGCGCCTATTTTTTGCCAATCTTTTGGAGGGTTATTTACTTTAAATTCTAACTCTTCTATCTTTAACATTTGTTCAATTGCATCATTTGTAAGTTTGTCGTTTAAGAAATTTAATTCAATCTCACCTTTATCATTAATAATTTTTTGTCCTTCAGTATCAATTACTGTTTTCTCAATATCTTTTTTCAATTGTTTAAGGTTTAATTCTTTTTCCTCTGGAAGATATTCTAAATTAACAACCTCTTGAGCATTAATAATTCTCTTATTATTATTATCAAGGATCTTAGCTGTTAGATCTTCACTAAATCCTTCTTCTGCATATTGATTTTGATAAGTTTTATATTCGTTTTCAAGGTCAATAGATTCACCTGTTAATTTTATATTTTTAATTTCAGCTTCCTTTTCTTTTAAAAGAAGGTAGTTATTATCGGTATTGAAATCATAGTCTTGCTCAAGCCTATCTATTTCAACTTGTAGTTTGTCGCCTTTAAGACCTTCAAGTTCATCAGCATATTTAGTTGTAATAATTTCTTGTTTTAAATTTTGTTCAGCAATATCTAATTGAACAAGTGTTGTCTCTAATTCTGCTTCTAATTTTGGACGAAGTGTATCATTTCTGATACCTTGTTCAATATTTGTTAAATTAATTTTGTTAAGTTCTGCTGTCAGAGTTTCTGGTTTAAACTCAAGAATTACTTCATTTATAGAGTTATTTATTTTCACACTATCTATCAAAGAATCTTTATGTTGAATGTCTTTGTTAGCCATAATATCAGCATATTTTAATTCTACTTCTGAAAGAGCTGTTTCCGTTTTTAGTTTATCTGTTTCTGCTATAGTTTTACCTATTCTAGCTTCAACTTCAGCAATAGACTCTGGTGAGTACAAATTTTTATTTGCTAATACTTCAGATTCTTTTCTAAATACTTTTTGTAAACTTTCATTTACATCTGGTGTGTCAGGAT